TAAGGTAAATTATACAAATCTGGTAACTCGTGCAGAGAATGAATTAACTCAAGTTATGGAAATGATGAAGGGCGAGAACACAGCAGATTGGATGTTCCTAATAAGACAATAAGACAATGGCAGTAGATCTATATTTTAGAAATTCAGAGGATCCTAACTATCAGCCTAACCTCTACGAAGTTAAGGATGATATTGAAAATACTATTCAGCAAGTTAGGATGACTATTTTAACAAAGAAAGGAGAAGTTCTTGGAGAACCGGATTTTGGATTCGGTATGGAGAAGTACCTGTTTGAATTTGATACGCTGAGTGTTGCACCAATGGAACAGGAAGTTAATCAATTAATTCAAGACTATGTGTTGAATTCCAGAAAGTATAATATTAAATCGTCGGTTGCTTATTTAGACAGCGCAGACGATCCTTTCAAATCAACGCTTGCCCTTGATATAAAAATAGATGGCACCACATCTGTGTTTGCCGCATTATTTGATGTATGAGAAAATATGTACCCTTATTTGAAACGTATTCAACGCCAACTTGGTGGGTTGGCCTTGCAGATTGCAACGGCATTGAATCATTTATTAAAGAACCAGATATGTCAGATGCAGACGACGCAGATCGCCTCGCTGAACTTGGGTTAGACGAACCTGGCGCAGGTAATAAACTTAGAAAAGGCTGGTCAAACCAAGTAGGCATGCTGCAAATGAGAGCTCGTGCCAATTCACAAAGACATGCAGTCGTATATCGAGTTAAACTAAATCAGGAAGACGCTGACCAAATCGAAAGTATGTTGACTGATGGAGAATACACTGAGGCTCTAGCTCTATTAAAAGAAGTTGCTCTCGAAACACAAATTGCAAGAGGCACTGGAATCAATGCTGAAAAAGCTTGGAGTATGATTCCTAATCCAGACTTAGATCCATTTTCATAAAGAGAGTCGGGGTTTGAAGACCCCACTTAGGACCGGGACTAGTTCACGGACATTGGAGACAGATTCGCTACCTGTCTCCTTTTTTATGTGATAATTATAGGGAACCTGGTTCGCCGACTTCTTTTGAAGTTTCACCAGTCGGTGGAGTCTCAGCGGCTGGCGCGGCTGGCGCTCCGGCTGGAGGCGGCGGTACTGCTCCAGCATCAGCACTAACTTCTAGGGCTTTACCATATGCAGCTAAATAGTCACGGTTCTTATCAATATCCTCATCGCTCATCTTAAGGTATTCCTTAATTAAGTATTCAGTTGAGAAGTAAGGTTGACCGCTGTCGTCGACTACTGCTTTAAGAGCATTAAGAGTAGCAAGGCGCTTGTTAAGCAGATCCTGTTGTTTGATTTCTTCAAATACGTTGTCATCATAGAATTGTAGACCTATTGCATTTGAGAATTTAGGATCGTCTTTTAACTCTTTAAAATCCAGACACATTTGGATATAAAGAGGCTTTGTGATTATCTCTTTAAAGGCTGAACGTAGCCTAGAGATAAATTTATTGTAACGAATTTCTTCACGAGAAATTCCTTCAGAATTCATGGTGTATGTTCCCATACCGTCACCAAAACGAGATTCTGGAATTTTTGAATCAAGCTTTAACTTATCATGGAAATACTTTAATAACTCTGAACCTGATAGATTTGGACCAGCGTATTCTAGTGGCTCAATTTTAATCTGTTCATTACGATCGTTAACTGGTAAAACATAGTTCTTATAGAAAAGAATGTTAGGCTTACCGTCAACTTTTAATTCGCCAGATTCTCCATCAAATGAAATATCTTCTTTTAGAGTATTTGTAAATTCGCGAATGTCTTCCTTGGCCTTTTGCATTGACTTTGTACCAACTGGAACAGTTGTTGTCAAGCGAATCGGCGCATTCATTGTATGCCAAATAACTTTAGAATGTTCTATGATTCTAAGTAGATTAAACGAGCGAACCATTCTCTCAACGAAGGATACTCGTTTAGTTCTAAACTGGTTTGAATAAGAAATGTAAATTACTTGAGAATCAGTCAGAGTTCTAATCTTTGCACCCTTTGGATCTTTTTGGGCCCATTCAAGATAGATTTTACCAGCAAAGTCTTTTTTAACTTGTGGAAATAGGGTTGCTGGATCAAGTTCTTTAAAACCAATGATGTTTTTAGGATTCATTGGATCGTCATAGATGATTTCAAAGGCAAGATGGCCTTCAATCAACCACTGATAGAAATATTGCCAAGCTGCGATACCTGTGCCGAATCCCCAAGATGAATAGATCTTTTGGAAATTTTCTTGATAACGCTGAACAATTTTTTCTTGATACTGTAAACGTGCTTCTTTGCTACGACCTTTATAACGGATTTCTCCGATTAGGTCATTTGGATAACAGAAACGATTATCGTCATCATAAACGATTGCATCATCAGTTATTGTTTCAAGAATAAATTCAATTTCACCGTTTGATGCAATATCACGAAGTCGTTCTCTCTTTGAGACGTAATCTAATTGAAAGAATGCGATTGATTTGGATCTTAGGCTTGAAGTTGTGTCTGATAAAGCAAGAGTAGCTTTCATCAAATCGTCTCCAAGCAGTCCGCCCTGCATGCCACTCAATTGACCTTCAATAAAGCCGATCGCTTGTGAATTTTTGACCAAAAGGTCGTCGTATTTCATTCCAAATCGGCTCAGGTCAGTTAGTCTTGATCTGATACCGCTAAGTGGATTACTATCTAAAAAGCCTGCCATTTATGGGCGTTATTTTCCAAATTCTGATAGAAGGACGGCAACTGGAGTCTTAACTGAGATGGTCGGATCGTTTCGATAATCAATTTGTTCGATTTTTGAAACATCTTCCCAATCAATTAGAGCTATGTTTGCCATATTCTCTCTTTGATATTTATTTAGCGCAAAGCTCAAGTTAATTCCAGTGAGCTTTGACATGAATGCCGGATTGACTGTTAAGAATGGGCCGATTAATCGATCAGCTAGTCTACTCTCAAATGGCATTAAGTTATCGGAATCGTCATAGAACAGTTTGAGACGTTCTCTAACTGCTCCCAAGTACCTTCTAATTATAACTGACCTTAACTTTGGTGGAATCATTTTAAGATTTAGGATGATTTCTCCATCCTGGCCACCAAGGCTTAAGCAAACTGGCGCATTATCATAATACGGTCGTTTAATTGAGTACTGCTTTAGATCATTTTGGCTCATCGTTTCAGATAAGTTTGGGACAACATCATTTGGTAATGCATTCACCACGTTAAATGAATAGAAATGACCTGGAATTAATCTAAATCTTGAGTATGCGATTCCTTCTTGCTGAAAATAATAATTAGCATAGTTTGACGTCTCAGCAACAATGCCGTCAGTAATATACGAATCTAAGTCAATGTATGCCATTACTATATTTTATATTGATTTGAACAAAAAGTTTTCAGTTATAATGCCAAACTGCAGGCCTCGAGTTGCGGCAAAGGCTTTTGCTGCTTCAAACTTAGCCTGATTGAGAATGAACTGCTTGGCTGCATACACATAGTTAGCAGTCTGCTTGTCGGTCATTCTCTTTGGTGCAACTGGCGGTTTGGTGTATTTGTTTGGTTTTACTTCAATTAACCAAGACTTTTCGTTGCCTTCATTATCCTTAGTCACAATATAAAAGTCGACATAGTAAATGTGACCGCGTTTATCTAACGGGCTGTAATATGGAATACCAACTGGCTCTGACGAATATTTTATAATTGTTGGGCTTGCGTCACACCATTTTAGAAACTTAAATTCCCAAGAACTCCTAAATATTATTTGATTTGGATCGCCAATGTATTTGTCTGGATTGGATGGCCTAAAGTAGCCCTGTTGAATTTGACCCTGACGAGGCTTTAAAAAGGTTTTTATGTTGTTCTTTTGAACTGGCTTCATATGGTTATTTATAGGTAGACCATATCGAGGACAGTCTCACTAAAGTAACCATTGATGAAATTTGAAAAGCGATCAACTGTTAGATCCGAATCTCGTTTGACTAGGAAAGAGAATAGATCATTAATATCTTTGACCTGTTGCAGAGAGATTAACGAGTCACTCTCTGGATGACTCTTTTTGATTGTATCTAGTGCTTTATTCCAAAGAAATATTGAGTAACCCTGCTTAATCAGGGACATCATCTGAGTCTTGCCAGCTTTATCTCTATCAAAGATTATCCGAGTGCCGGCCTTTGAACCAAGATTAGTCAGAATTGATTTTGCTTTGCTTACGCCAGACGTGGCAATACAGTTATTAATTAACATCGAATCGAATTGACCTTCAGCTAACAGAATTGGTTTCGAAAAATCAATGTTTAGAATATTGAAATAATTGTTTAAAAAGTTCGCGTCTTCAATCAGTGCTCGTTCGAGCTGTTTTTGCACAAACATTGAACTAAGTTCAGTATAGCTCTTAATGATGTATTTTCTGTCAACATCAGCTTTTAAACTTCGAGTCGCTAGTCCAAGGACCTTGCCGGATTTTCTATCAAAGTTAAAGATGTAGATTCGAGAATTTGCAGAGTCAGTATACAGAAAATCGCCATACTCTGGTATTCGGTCAAGATCGCGGCCTTTAATAAACGCTAGCGCTGGCGAATCCTCATCGACTAGATCAAGCCTCTTCAACGAAAATCGATTAATAACATCAGTTATTCGAATCAATTTTGAAGTATCTGAAGTTAGGAATCGAACAAGCTGGTTGTCTGCCCTTTTTATCTTAACTGAAGTATCCTCTTCTAGAATAAAAGTCGGCATCAGCACCGAAAAGCGCCGACTCATTTTAGATACAAATTCTGCAAGGCTCATATAGGCCATACAGCCGTCATTGAAGCACTTGTAATGTTTGGTATCTAGATAAAGGTTGCCGCGCTTTTTACCAATCTTCTTTTGAGAGTCTCCACAAATAGGGCATGCAAAATTGAGTTTGTGCTCAGTGCCAGTCTCAATTTTTTGTTTTTCTAGAGTATCCGGAAATCTCCTCTCTAGAATAAGTTTAATAAATGCTACTACTTCGGATCGTTTCACGCAGTTTCTTCTACCTTCTTATTGGGTTTGGGTTTAGATGCAGATTTATAAGCTTTGACTAGATCAACTCCCATCGAATAGACTTCTTTGCCCTGTTTTAAAGCTCTTTCGTATTTGTCAGTTTGCAGCCAAGAGCCGCCGTCCTGATTATTCATAACCTCAGTCCAGCCATTGGTTCGAACGTAATCTTGCATTTCTTCAATCGATAGAGCAAATGGATCTTCGACTGTGATGCCTAATTTTTTAGCAATACGCTCTCGATATTTAACAAGCTCATGCTTAGGTACAACTACTGTGTTTAGACCAAACTGTGAAATTGCTTGCAAGTAAATCATCATCAGATCTGGCGGAATTTGCGCATCTGGATTACCAATAAAACCTTGGCAACTTTCTGGAATTTCTGCATATTCTAGCGTTTGACTGTGAACTGCATACAATGGATACATTTCTTCATCAGTGAAGTCTTTTTTGCGGCTTCTAGACTTAACTAATTCAATGCTACGTGATAGCGAAGAAGTTAATTCTGGATACTGCATGGCCTTTAGTATCTTATTGATTGGTTCAACAATCATTCTAAAGAATTGCTGTTGCTTGTCCATTGGCGGCGCAAACTCTTCTGGATAAGAACCTGGAGCATAACCGAAAATATCAAATTCATATTCATTTGCAGCTGCATAATAGAATCGAATCTTTGAACCAGACTGAATGTAATTGTACTTTTGGTTGCCGGTCTTCTTAATGATATGATTATGATAAGCTGCGGCTCTAGCATAAATCGAGATACCTTTCTCTAACTGTAGAGGTACTAGCTTTTTTACATAGTCATCATATACTCTGACTGAAAAGTTAAATGCAATCTGATCAATCGGCAACTGTTCAAATTCATCGCGAATTGCATTTAGTCTTGGAATTAGGTCTTGCTCAAGATCTAATGTATTACCGACTTCAAGTAAGTATTCATATAACTTGTACAAGTGGGTTCTGGCCCAAACTGGATACGCTGCTTGAATAGCCTCAAGTCCCTTGATTGTTAATGATTCTTTGGCTAGTAGCTCTTCCTTTGTATTATCTTTATAAGATACTTTTAGGATATACTTTTTCTTAGCAAGCCAAATTGCGGATCTGGAAATATTCTCAAGCTCAAAGTCTTGACGGTTGTCTGTATGAAAGTGAGCTGCGTAGCGAGTAAAGGCTTGCTTAAAATAGTCCTTGAGTCGATGTCTATTAATCGCAAGACAGAATTCAAGAGACTGGTTTGAGTCCAACTCTTGAGATAGTCCTTCAACTGATTGGATTGCATAGTCAAAACAGATGTAGACTGAGTCAGTATCTGTATAAATTGCAGCTTCTTTATCGATTTGATTAACTTGTCGGCCTGCAATGCCTAATTGCTGATGTAACTCTTCGTCAAGGTGCCACTTTGCCATAAAGTAGTGGTTTACTGCCTTGATTGAGAATTTAATTAGGTCTTGGCCCTGTAGAGTAATAGACTGAGCAATCTCATTGTTGTGAAAATAGAAGTATCGGTTACCGAAGGCTCCATAGAATGAGTTAATTAAGATCTTGATTGCGTTTTGTTTAAGATCTAGAGATTTGATCAGCGTTTCTTTTTCAGTTCTTGTCATGTCGTCAATGTTCGTATACTGTTTTGTACAACTTCAAAGAACGAAGTTTAGCGAGGTAGTATAATCTTAAATAAATACTAAAAAGTATCGACTAATGGCAGCTGTGCTCATGCAAGATAGGGCAATATTAAACAAAAAGTATCCTTTTTTAGCGAATTTTCCTTTTTCGGAATTTTCGTTAGAAGTTGGAGACTTGCCTATTGCTCCAGTAGGTAGAGTAATCGAGGAGGAAGAAGTTGCCGATTCAAAGCTGGCTAGATATTCGTCACCGATTATTAAATTCATTTATCGTAAAGACAGCAGATTTTCAATTAACATTCATGAAAAGGACTTGATCTGGATCCATACTAGGTCTGATCAAGTTAAAGAATTGGATATAGTGTCCCAAATTTTAACGGCCGGTCTTGAATCCACCAATTTGCTTGAAAAAAGAGATGCTACTGAAATAGCCGATGACTGGATCAAGAAGATCTCGGACAATAAGACGATGCTGGCATATTCAACATTTAGTGAAGTTTTATCAGCATTAATTGGGGACAGGCAGATTAAGGATACTGTCCAATTGATAAATAGCATTAACAAGCTTGCCAATAAAAAGGGATTAGTTAAATTAAGTAGAGATGAATACAGCATTATTGATGCTTATTATAACTTTCGCTTAATTTATACTCGACTGATCCTTGGAATTGTCATTGCCTCAAAAATATCTCTCTAAATGAATACTGAGATGGACTCATTCATAAAATACCTCTATTCAGTAGAGGAATCTTGTGAAACGCTAACAGCTGACCAATTTCAAAAATTGTGTTTAATTCAAACAAAAGTAACTGAATTGGTCGATAAGGTCAACACAGTATTCAATCCGCCTAGTCAAATCCAAGCAATCGAGCAACCTCAAACAATCCAACAATTAGAGCCAGTTAGTGTACAGGAAAAGAAAGTGATAGGGTTTCAAGATTTTATCACAGAAAAAGTTGAAAAGAGAGGTAAAAACTGGGTCGTTTTAGATTCAAAAGGTAAAGACGTATTGGGAACTCACCCATCTAAAGAGAAAGCCATTAAGCAATTGCAGGCAATAGAAATTTCAAAAATGAAAGCGAAAGGCACCTGGAAAAAATGAAATTTCTAAAACCATTTTCAACATTTATTAATGAAAGTCGGTATGGTGGCCAACATGGCTATGATACGGTTCCTGAATTAAGCCATGAATTTGGTAGACAACTCGATGAATTTGGTGCTGATTTTAATTTGCCAATTATTGATGCGCTTGATGAACTTGAAAGTATAGTTGACGAATTAACTAATACTCGACAGTATTGGTACAATCGTGAATCTAGAGACATTAAAGAAGATCACTATGCAATAGATGTTAAATTCCATGGATATCCAGATTTAGAAGAATTCCAAGAAGCAGTTGGTCCAGGAATGGAGGTCGATGGAGATGACATGGAAAACGAATGGATAAGATGGTTACAGATGGAGATTGACGATTTTGAATCTCTATTCTTGGACAATTATCCAAATTTTGCAAAGGTTCGTTGGGGTGGAAGAAGCGGTGGATGGATTTGTCCAGTTCCAGATGAGAGCCCAGATGGTATGGTGGATGAACTTAGAGACCTGGTTCAAGATTACCTAAGATCTTTTGAAGATTCAGATGAGGATGAATTGCAAAGCCTACAAGACTGGGCAGCATTTAGCGAAGAAGAAAGATCTAGACTTGGAGATATTGGCATAACTGATAGCAGCTATATTGAAAATATGACATCTGAAAGAGATGATTTAGTTGCACAAATTGAGAGAAAGATCGAAGCTTTACAAGAACAAAAAGCTGGCCTAGACTTTATAATTGAGAAACATGCTGAATTTGAGAAAACCGCTAAGCAGAACTTTCTGAACTATGTGGAGGAGTCTCAATAAACTTAGCTAGTTCAAATTTGTGCTTGGACACAATAAACTTTTCCCTATTATAAATCTTTTCACGAGCGGCTCCATGTTTAACAATGTAGCCATTAAGATCATCAACTAAATCATAGACAATTACTTCATGTTTACCAGCAAGCTGTCTCATGCCTCGGCCGATTGACTGCCTAATCGTAATTTCTGATTTATAACTTTCGGCAAAGATAATGTGATTAACGTTTTTAAGGTCAATTCCAGTTGAGAAAGTGCCATACGATGCAACTAACACAACGCCTTGACCTTTTTCCATAGCATTTTTATAAGCAGCTCGGTCTTGATCGCCAACCTCTCCATCGATATAGTAACAATTTTCATTCCATGTTCGAATCTTGTCTGCGATTCGAGCGCCATATTGGTCCTTAACATTAATAAACAGGATCAGTTTATTACCCTCAAGTTTTCGACACAGGCTTGAAATAAAATTGATTCGAGGTTCATAACCTACAATGAATTCTCGTTCCATTGTGAATAGCGTTTTACCGTCGACCGATTTATTATTTTCCCTAAGCCAATCGTATTGCTTGACCCAAGGTTCATCAGCTGGATAACCTAACTTAAGTATTTTAATGTATACGTTTGGTGAGTGTTGTTGTTCAATCAAAAAACTAGACTTGAGCACCATTGATAACGGCCCCAAATGCTGTTGAATCTTAAAAAAGTCAGAATACTCTTCGTCGACTTGAATTGTACCAGATAGTCCCAGTTTATATTCAGCATTTTTAGATTGAGTCAAGATGTTTTTAATTGAATCTCCCCTAGACGTATGAGCTTCGTCAATACACAGCACTGAAAAATTTAAGAACCACTCTGGCGATTTATTTGCTAAACTTTGATAGGTTGAGATAACAAGTTCAGAGTCCTCAAACTTTTTATCTGAGTATTTGTTGGATCCGCCAATTTGTAGAATG